CCTTGCTCTTTAAGTAGGCTTACATACTTCCTGGGTCTGCCGTTTGGGTTCAATGTTTCCCCCTTCTGCATTTTGTATGGCTCTATATTTTGTGGATTAGGCATCGCTGTAATTTCGCTGTTTTTAAATTGGTTCTCCGTTCTTTTTAATAACTAATGTTGGGTCAAGTTTACGCATCCTGTTTACTATAACTTGGCAATATTTAGGGTCAAGTTCCATTCCGTAGCACTTCCTTTTTAATTGATGTGAAGCTACCATTGTTGAACCAGAGCCTAAAAAGAAATCAAATACTAAACTATTTAGATTAGAGCTTATCTTCATTTCATTTGCTATTAATTCAATAGGCTTCATAGTTGGGTGTAATCCTGTTTCTCTACCAAATTCTAAACATCTTGAATAATTAACATCAGCTAACCCATAATTCCAAATAGCTGACTTCCTAAATAAAAGCAAATATTCTATATCTGGTCTATGTGAATCTCGTATTGGTATCGCATTAGGCTTTTTCCAAATTAAAACATTAAAAGAATATCCGCTATCTCTTGCCCAAACTAAATAATCTGGCAATAGTTCTTTATTGCAAAATATGTAAGCGTTTAATTTATTTTTATCAAATATTAAAGGAAGCACTTGTAAAAATTCAGTTGGTTCAAAGTTTGATATAAACTCTATGCTATCTCCTTGTTTTTTTAACCCTTCCCCTATACTTCCTTTATACCCGCCTTCTGTTTCAAGTTTATATGGTGGGTCTGTAAATACCATATCAGCCTTATGCCCGTTCATTAGCTTTGCTACTTGCTCGCTATCCGTACTATCTCCACAAAGCAATCGGTGTTCTCCTATCTCGAATAAATCTCCTAATACTATATCGGTTTCTATTCCCCCGTCTGGAACTGAAAAATCATCTTCCTCGGCTTCTATAACTTCGGCATCAAAACCTGGTATATCTAATCCCCAATCTTGTAGCTGCTCTGCATCCCAATTATTAGCAAGGTCGTTCCAATCCCACTCGCCATAGCCTACGTTATCCTTAACTATAAATTCCTTTTGTTGCTGCTCGGTTAATTCACTTGCTTTGATAATAGGTATCTCTTTAAGTCCTGCTTCCTTACAAGCCTTTAATCTCATATTGCCACCAAGCACAACCATATCGTCATTAACTACGATAGGTCTAAGGTTTAGCATTTGTGGGAACTCATTAATTGACTTTACAAGCTTTGCAAACTTATCATCCTTAATTATCCTGGGGTTGTTAGGGTTTGCTTTTACTGTGTTGATTGGTACGTTTTGTATCATAGTATGCCGTTTATTATATCGTTTGCTTCGTCTAAAGCATCTTCTTGGTCGAGGTATGTATCTACGTCTGCTATATGTTTGTTAATTAGGGTTTCTGCCATTGCATAGGTGTAGTGTCCTATCGTGGTCATATCGTCTCCGTTTTTACCCGTCTTACATACCGCAAGGAAGTAAGCTTTGTGGGTTAGGAGAAGCCATATAGCATTTAGTTTTCTCATCTGCCTTGACCTCTATAAGCTTTTTCTCTTGGCGTATGCTTATTAAAGGACTTCTTTGCAGAACCTCTTTTGCGTTTACCAAAGCTAATTTTGTTTTTATTCTCGTTACCCTTTGCCATAATTCTTTGCGTGTATGTCTTTTAAAAACTCTTTATATTGTTTTTTATCTCCGTATTTAATATGGCATTGTCTACAACAACCCATAAGGTTTTCTATCGTGTCTGCCTTTTTGCTTCCACCCATTCCCCTCGCCTCAATATGATGTATGTCTACCGCTTGTGAGCCACACACTTCGCAAGGAATGAAGTCCGTTTTTTTATACCCCATTCCCTGCAAATAAATTTGTGTGTGTTTCTGCATAGTTTCCCCATTAATTTTTTTCGTTGATTAATAATAATTGTTTAAAAAAATTAACTATGCAAATTATTTTCCGTCTATCTCTTTTAACTTATTAATAGCCCATTCAACACCAGAAGTTCCGCCCCAAGCGTCCCACATTAAACCGCCACAACCTTCACTATAAGGCACGTCTTTATGTTGCTGATGTCTTTTAAAGGAAGCCATACGGGCAATCGTATCTCTACTAATCGGCTCACGATTTGCCAACTGCCTTGCTCTTGCTTTACCTGTTGCTTCTCCGCAAGAACCCCAACCATTTTTATCTGCCCATTCTATTGCCCTTTTTGCGTTATTAGTTGCACTTTCAGGATAGTCGGTATAGCTTTCGGCAAACTTGCCACCTGCAAGAATAGCCTTCCAAACTTGCATTGCCTTCTCCTCGGTATCGTAAACGCAACCGCCTGAGCCTATTCTATATTTGCCGTTAGAGCATTTTATTACTGGCATAGTTTACTATAAATATACTTTCGGTCTAAATTTATCTCGTCAAAGTTATACTTCTTTTGGCAGAACTCAAACAACTTCTGTCCGCTTTCCTTTCGCATATCCGCATCGCTTACTAAATCTTTAATATGTTTGTACCAATCTTTCTGGCTTTTAACGTAATGCACGGGCATATCTAAGTAAGGATTGACGTGGCTAACTATGGCAGGGTTCTTTTTAGCAGCCGTTTCTAATACCTTTAAATTTGACTTCATAGCATTGAACTTGTTATCTACCAATGGTATAATTGAAATATCGCTATCCGTATAAGCACCCATATATTCCGTGACCTTTGCATAGTTGTAGATAGTAGGGTTAAGCTTTAGTCCGCAAGTGAACGCATCTATCATTTTATCCCATATAGGTTTCTCCCCGTCATTGTAACCTGCTATAACTGTTCTTATATTCATACCTTGTAACCTTTTAAAAGGCTGCCTAAGTATTTCTAAATCTCTCTCGTGCGTTCCGCTACCGCTCCAAAATAATCTAACCTTGTAATCTTCGGTCTTGTTATCCTGGAACTGCTCTTGTCCGTAAGGTAATGCGTTTGGTAAGATGTGAACGTTCTTATTGTATGAGTTTATCTCAGCTGCTAACCTTTCGTGAGTGCAGGTGCATAGGTCTGCAATATTTAAGTAGTCGGTAATTAGTTTAGGTATATTGTTAAGCTTATATCTTAAATACAATAAATGGCTTTCGTTTAGTTCCCAGTAATCGTCATTATCAACAACTAACTTAAAGCCATACTTAGTTCTCCAGGTGTCCATTTGCTTTGCATCTATCTCGTTAAGCATTCTATTCATTAGCACAATATCCCAACCTTGCTCAAGTAGTTCGTCATTAAGTACATCGGTAATAAGTGCATATTCTTTTTCTAAGTGTACTATTGGCATCATTATTCGGTGCAGTCCTACTCCTGAATTAGCTGAAGTTATACAAAGTATTCGCATCTTATATTCTTTTGGTTGTGATAGATGTCTTGGTATTTTTCCCAAACGCTTTGCGCCCTTGCTAAACTTTCGTCTTTCATTCGTCTATATTCCGTTCCGTTTCCGACATCGTGTCCTATATGTTCCGACCTCATATCTGGAAGGTAGTAATTAGTAAAGCCTGTAATAGTTGCACGTTCCCCGTAATCTGCATCTTGCATTCCGTATGGGTCATACTCGGTATTGTAACCACCTATCGTGTCTATTAATTCACGAGTAATAAAGTTATCTCCAAAAGGTGTATGTACTTTATGTACACCATCTACTATTGGTGGTAATGCTTCTACACAATGTATTCCTATTATGCCTGTCTTTTCTATTCGTTGTGCAAACAATACAAACTTAGCTAACCAATTCTCAGGAAGTAATATGTCGTTGGCTAATAAACAAACCGCATCGTAATTCTGGGTTAGCCTAAGTCCTGCGTTTACTCCTGCCGCTATACCTCGTTTTTCTTTTGATAACTCATAACCGGCAAATGGATAATTAAACGTTTCGTGCCTGTCGCTTCCGTTATCTATTAAGAAGCAGTCGGCATTGTAGCCGCTATTGTAAAAGTTTTGGTTGATTACACGCTGCGTTAAATCGTGCCTATTTTGTGTAAGTAATAAAATAGCTACTTTCATTATCTTATGTTTGAACCAATTTCTCGTGCAGGAACTCCTGCGTATTTAGTATTTGGTTTTGCATCTCCTTTAACAAAAGCACTTGCCCCTATCATACAATTCTCTCCTACGTTTGCAAACTGATGTAGAACTGCGTTAAGTCCTATGTTAGCACCTTTGTCAATAATTGAATGCCCACCTATTTTTGCTCCGCAGCTTATAGTAACATTATCTAAAATTGTACAATCGTGTCCAATGTGTGCGTGTTTCATTATGAAACAATTATTACCAATAAAGGTATCAATCTCCGTTCCTGCGTCTATTGTTACAAGTCCTGTAATAACATTGTTATCGCCAATGTAAACTTTGCCTTTTTCTTTTTGCCAGAACTTTTTATGCTCGGCTTTGTCGCCAATAATACAATAAGCACCAATGTAGTTTCCGTCTCCGATAATTACGTTATCTCCAATGATAGCGGTAGGGTGTATAAAGTTAGCCATTCTTTTTTTTATTTTTAGGTTTAGGTTGTTCTTCGTACCAAGTGTATAATCGTTTAATCATATCGAAGATACAATTACCGCACCATACTGTTAAGATAAAATCTGCACTCATATACTTGCGATAAATATGCTCGTACATTTTTAAGATGTCTAAATCGATATTACGCACATAACCATTTTGTACTGTATGCCAATTACCAATGTTATCATCTAAAAAGTTGCGGTGTTCTATTTCCATAAGTTCCACATTAGTTTAGAAAGTAAAGGAGCTGCTACTCCGGGTATAAATACAAACGCAATAACATCGGTACATATTGCAGGTAGTAAATATAAAGCCAAACCTGTCCAAGCTGCTAAACAACTTGTGCAACTAAAGGGCTTAAAATCTAACTTCCACTTCCTATGGAATTGGTGTATCTCTACAAAGAAAATTGCAAAGCATATCGCTGCTATAATTATCATTTGCGTAATTGTTTTTTAAGTTCTCGTTTAGTTAATTTAAGTTCCCTATGTATTGACATATAAGGTATGCCTGTAACTCTGCTTAATTCTTTAGCGTTGCAGTTGTGTTTAATAGCATACACTCGTAATAATTCAGCTTTGTACCAATGCATCTTTGATAACTCATCTTCTACTTTGTTAAGTAAATCTTCGTCTCTATCGTGTACTATTAATTCTACTTCTAAAGGTTTTCGGTATGTTCTATAAAATTGGCTTGTGTTACTTTGCATCATATTAATCATAGTTCTAACTAAGTAGAACTTTAATACATTGCGTGTGCGCATATCAATTAATCGCTCTTCTTCCATTTCGCATAACACCTTAAATAGTTCGCTTCTTAAATCTTCTCGTAAATCTTCAGGCTGCATTTTATCTATTGCTTCCTTAAGTTCTCGGCTCTCCCAAAGTTCTAATATGATGCTATTCTTGTTCATATTCTTTTAAGGTTAATTTGCCGTTCTCTTCGGTTGCTAAATAACAGAAGCAATTTGCCGTCTTTGCTAAGTTTAAAAATGCTATTTGGTAGGTACTTAGTTTATCTCCTATTGCTTTGGTTTCGCAGTATACCGCTACTCCGGTTTGTGTGTGAAAGCCTACAACATCTGGAACTCCTTTAAGTCCAATAAACGTGCGACCCCTAACCGCAAGATTGTTATTGCGCCATACAAAGCACCCGTTTTTATTCAGGGTCTTGATTGCTTCTTTGGTTAGTTCGTTTGCGGTCATATTACAAAACTATATTAAGAAAACGATACTTTGCCATTTTTAATTTGCAAATCAAAAAATAAAGCTACGGCTACGGCTCTTGCTTGGTTCTTAAGCCAACTTTCAGTCCATTCGTCTCGGTACTGCTTTGCACTTATTATGTCCATTTTATTAGCTTTGTAGGTAATAATCTCTATTAATTTCTTTTTAGCAAGTGCGCCATCTTCTTTTGTCCACTTCTTAATGCCCGTACTATTAAGCTTTGTAAATACGCTCAATGGGTTAAACAACCTATCAAAAGTTCTATTTTCTAAAAGCTTATATTCTTGATAACTGTAATCAATTATTTCTAAATCGGTAAGGTGTGGGATTGCTTCTACTCGTTCTTGTGGCATCATTTTTCTTACTTCGTTTGCTTTTTTCTTGTACCTATCCATTACCTGACTAAAGTAAGCAGGACTAAAGTTTTGGTAGTGGTCTATAAAGTCATTAGCTACCATTTGCTTAAACGCTACTTTAATTTCGTTTATTGTAAAGTTACCATACTCTGTTCTTATCCAATCTTCTAAAATTGCTAACTTAACGTCGCCAGGATTGTTAATACCTACAAGCTGCATTAAATAAATAAGGTTCTGCTTAAATATGATAGAGTTTATGTTCCTCATTCGTTCCCCCGAAAATGCGGTCATAATCTCTTGCTCCATAGGAAGTAGAGTGGATGTAGTTGTAATTTCTAAGGTTCTCGAGTTCGTTTTTGTCAAGCTTTCGTTGATTGCTTGTAGTTCCTTTTGCATATTGTTTAGTGTTAGTTATCCAATTATTTGCTGCTGCTCCCCAACTCTTCATTGGGTTCTTACCTACTTTCCACCCATTGCTTGTGTAGTAATTTACAAACTTTTCGGCTTCTAATTTAGCATTTTCTTTTCCAATCCTAATAGCCATATATTCGTAAACTTCTTCAAAAGTACATTTACTTTTATTTATATTTATATCTTCATTTTCATTTTCATTTACATCTTCCATAAGGTTATGTTTAGCTAAACCTAATGGTTTTGTATTATTTTTAGGTCTACCACCCTTAGAGCCATTGTTTCTACGGCTTTCAGTAAATTGAATGCGTTTTTCAATCTCTTCATTTAAGCGTTCATTAAAAAAATTTCCGTCTTTGTCTTTTGAAAACTTGCTTAAAACATCAACCGAAACAGAACCTAAAGATAACCTAATGGTTTTGTCTGTAAGTGTTCCTTTTTGGTGTTGTAAACATAAGAGAGTAATAAATTGTCCTCTCTCTTCCATTGTTAAGTCAGCTACTCCATTTAGAAAGTCGCTGCTATAAAATAAAAATGCAGGGTCTTTTGCCATAAAAAAAATAAACCCCGATAGCTGCGAACTACCAGGGTTATTATTATTTAACCACTAAACACATTATCGGTTCGCAGTACGTTAATGTGTCTTTTATGTTGCGAATATACACTAAATTTCTTTAAGTTCTAATTTTAAGCAAAGTTTTTTTAGCTTAGTTTTAAACCAGTCCTCAGTTTCTATTAGGTTATTCGCTTGTTTTATGTTATGGATAGCCGTTGTATGGTCGCTTGTTCCTGTGTATTGGCTTATCTCCTTAAGGCTCAATTTGGTATATCTCCTGAGTAAATAAGCAGCAGCCTTGCGCCCAAACGTTGTTTTTAAACTCCTATCCTTAATTAATACATCGCACTCAAACTCTTCGTCTACCAATTTAACAATAGTTCTCGCACCAATGTCTAACCCTAAAGGCTCGTTATCTTCTATGCCTAACAATCCAAGTTGCTGCATCATTTCGTGTAGCTGCAAATGGGTGTTGCGTTGTGCAAAGTATAACTCCTTTAATTGTCTTATTGATATGTCCTTCTTTCTATTTAGCATAATTAAAACGGCAATCCTTCCGTATCTTCTTTAGGTTTGAAATCGTTTACAAAAATCTT